AAAGACGTCTTCCGTCGCTGCGGCATCGCCCATCCGGCAACGACGACCGAGTATCCGGACGACCGGTTCACCGAGGAAGAACTGGAAGTGCTCCGGAAAGAGCCCATGCTCGTGGTGCTCGAGGCCGCCGAAGCAGAGGCTGGCTCGCCCGCTACACCGACAGCGGCAAGGGCCAAGATAGCTTTTATCAGCAAGGTAGCCATCCTTGAGGAGTTGGAAAAGTTGGTCGAGGGCGAGACCCGCAAGGCGGTCCTTGATGCCATTGCGGCCCGCCGCCAGGAGCTGGAGGCATAAGCCATGCCCTACACGACCCTGACGAGGCTGCTGGAGCGGATGCCCGAAAGCGTGCTGATTGACCTGACTGATGACGCCGGTACCGGTGGCATCAACGAACAGGCGATCGACCGGGCCATCGCCGATGCCGACACCGAGATCGACAGTTATATCGGCCGGCGCTACGTCACGCCGGTCGTACCGGTGCCCGACCTGCTCGGTCGGCTTTCCCTGGATCTAGTAGCGGAGATCCTCTACGCCCGCCGGGCACATGCCACCACGCCGGAGGCGGTGACCAGGGCGGCCAAGACGGCCCGCGCCATCCTGGTGGACATTGCGGCCAACAAGGCCGACATCCCCGGACTCGCGGAAACGGACACCAGCGGCACCTCGGCCTGTGGCGCCAGTTTTGACGCCGACGAGCGGTTATTCACCCGGTCAACGCTGCGGGGGATGTGATGCTGAAGACCCTCGGGGAGGCCATCAAGGCCCGGCTGGAAGGTTTGGAGGTATTCAAGGCGGTCGAGCAGGGGTTCAGCAAACGGGCGCTGCAATCCCCACCCTCTGCGGTTTTCTTCCTCTATGACGACGAGGAGGTGGCCAACAAACCGGTGACCCGCAAGCTCACCTGGGAGATCGCCCTGTTGGTCAGCTATCTGGATCAGGTCAAGGGGCAAGCCTTGATGCATGACCTGATCGACACGGTCCGGCCGGCATTCATTGGTTGGCTGCCGGTGACGGCGGGCTGCCTGCCCACAGCCGCGCCCCGATTCCGCTACGAGGGCGTGGAAGATACCCTCTTGATTTACACCGGCCGGGTGACCATGCAGGTCGTGCCGGAGAAGATCTTATAGCTGGCTGGGGACAGGGATAGAGCAAGCTGGGGACAGAATTCAATTCTGTCCCACAGGAAGATTTAACGCTGTCCCACAGGAAGCTTAACAAAACGGCTGCAAGGCCAGGAGAAACCTATGGAACGCACACAACAAGGCATGATCCTCGGTGGGGATCTGTACTTCGACTTTTTGTCCGCTGCCGGCGTCTCGACCGGCTTTGAACTGGTCGGCAACGCCACCAAGCTGGTCCCCAAGGTCGAGACCGAGACCATCGACGCCAAGCTTAACGGCAAGCTCACCCTGGGCCAGACCGGCAAGTCCTACACCAGGATCTCGGATGCCACGATCTCCTTCTCGATGAACATCTACGATCCCAAGATCGTGGCCGCCTACTTCATGGGCTCGGCGGTGGATATCACAGCGGCCTCCGGGGCCTACACGGCGACGATCACCGGCATCCTCGACAAGTGGGTGGATCTCGGTCACCTCGACCTGACCACCTGCACGGTCAAGGATGCAACCGACACCACCACCTACGTTGCCGGCACCGATTACGAGGTCAACACCGGCCTGGGCATGATCAAGGTGATCAGCGCGGCCATTGATGGGGATGAACTGCACATCAGTGGTAACAAGGCGGCCCAGTCCGGGGTCAAGATCACCGGCGCCACCTCGCCGATCATCAATGTCGGCCTCTACCTCGACGGACGGAACTATGTCGAGGGGACAGACGTCAAGCTGCGGGTCTGGCAGGCCCAGATCCGGGCCGAGGGGGATTTTGACCTGCTTGCCCAGGGCGGCTTCCCCGAGCTGTCCTTTGCCGGCAAAATGCTGACCCCTGCCGGCAAGACGTCCCCGTTCGAACTGCGGTGATCTGACCGCCACAACCGTATTCCTTCATAAGGAGACACCATGCAGAAAGTGAAAACCATCCAGATCGGCCCCCGATCCTTCACGTTGAAGGAATTGCCGGTGCGGGTGATCTGGGACCTGGTCAACAATGGCCAGGCCGGGCAAGCGACCGGCATGCTCGGCCGGTGCGAGGAGTTGCTCAAGCTGGCCTGCCCGGAACTGACCCAGGAGGTCCTGCTCGATCTTTACCCATCGGAGATCGAGGAGCTGTGGCAAGCATTCGAGGAGGTGAACGCCGCTTTTTTGGGGCTGATCCGCCGGATCGGGTTGGACACGGCCCTGATCGGGGCGGTGAGCGAGGCGATCGCGACTTCGATCGGGCAATTTGCGGCCTCATTACCAGCGGTCACGGTTCCAGGGTCTGGGACTACGGCTACGGTTTCTTCCTGACCGCGCTTTCAGCTTTAACGGGCGATTAAATGGGCAATCAATCCAAGGTTGAAATCATCCTCTCGGCGGTCGACCGGGGCTTGACCGCCGGTTTCAACCGCGCCCTGGGCAGGATCAAGTCCTTTGTCGCCGGGGCCAGGGAGGCGGAAACCGGCGTCATGGGCCTGACCGGGGCGGTCTCAGGACTGCTCGGCCCCCTGCTGGGGGCGGTGTCGGCGGCGGCCGGCTTGCAGAAGCTGGTGGGGGTGTCTCGCGAGTTCGACAAGATCAGCGCCGGCCTGGTCACCGCCACCGGCAGCGCCGAGGGCTCGGAACAAGCCTTTGCCGCCGTCCAGGACTTCGCCGCGCGAACGCCCTATGATCTCGCCCAGGTCACCGAATCGTTCATCAAGTTGGTCAACTTCGGGCTCGATCCCTCCGAGCGTGCGCTGACCAGCTACGGGAACACCTCGTCAGCGCTTGGCAAGGACCTCAACCAGATGATCGAGGCGGTGGCTGATGCGGCCACCGGAGAGTTTGAACGGCTCAAGGAATTCGGCATCAAGGCCAGCTCCGAAGGTGACAAGGTCAGCTTTACCTTCCGGGGCGTGACCACCACGGTGGGCAAGAACGCCAAGGAGATCGAGGAATACCTGATCAAGCTCGGCGAGACCAACTTCGGCGACGCCATGGCCAACCGGATGAAGACGCTCGATGGCGCTCTCTCCAACCTCGGCGACGAATGGAACAAGGTCTTTCTCAACATCTCCCGCGCCGGGATCGGCAACCTGATCGCCGACGGGGTCCGGGTCGGCATCGGCGCTTTGGAGGAGCTGAATGCCCAGATCGCTTCGGGCGAGCTGGAAGGGTACCTGCGCTCCAACGCCGCTCAGTTCGGCGGCTGGGCCGACGATGTCAAGGCCGCGATCGAGACCGTCAAGCAATGGTACCGCGACAACCTGGAGGAGATCAAGGTCAACGGCCAGGACGCGGTCACCTTCCTGATCAATGCCTTCCGCCAGTTCCCGGAGAACGTCCGCGCCTTCATTGGTCTGATGACCGTGCAGGTGGCGGCGGGGCTGGACAAGGTGACCGCCTATGCCAGGGCCTTCAAGGCCGGGGTGGCCGCCATCTTCAACGGCCAGAGCTTTGCCGGGGTGGGTGCCGAACTGGAGCGGGAACTCTCGGTGATCGATACGGCCCGCGACGCCTCGGTGCAATCGATCCTGGACCAACGGGACGCAACCATCAAGGCCGCAGACGATGAACGTGCCGCCGCCAAGCAACTCCGGGCCGAGTACGACGTCCAGCAGGCAACAGCCAAGGCCAACACCGCCGACAAGCTGGTCCAGTTCCGGGTCCAGACCGCCGCATCCCAAGCCTCGGCCAAGGAAGAGGCCAAGGCCAGGAAAGAGGGGGAGAAGGCCGCCAAGAAGGCCGCGACCGAGGCCAAGAAAGAGTACCAGGAGCAGAAGAAGATTGCGGCCGAGAAGCTCCGGGCCGCCAGCCAGGAGAAGATCTTGGCGATGGAGTTGGAGAAGCTGGAGGCGTCGAAGTTGCCGACCGCCTGGGCACGGGCCGAGGCCGAACTGGCCATCGACCGGAGGATCATGGCCGAGCGGGTCAGTCTCAAGCGGCAGGAACTGGCTGCCATGCAAGAGGACGCGGCCCGGCCTGATTCTAACACCAGCCAGGCGGACATCATCCGCGCGGAGTCGGAGTTGGCCGAGATGCGCCTGGAGGTCTCCCGCCAGGAGCTGGCAGGGCAGCGGGAAATCGCCCGTGCCCGCCTGGATGCGATCAGCGATTCCTGGCGGCAGAGTGCGGCCTCAATCGAGGAGTACAAGGCCGCCGTGACCGAGGCCTACCGGTTGGGCCTGATGGAAACCCGCGAGTACAACGAACGGATGATCGCTGCCGGCTCCGATATGGGAGCGGCTTTCTCGCTTGGTCTGGAGAAGGCCAAGCTGAAAATGCAGACCGATGGCGAGATGATGATCCAGATTGGTGAAGGCTTGGCCGATCAGTTGGCCGGCGGGCTGGTGTCCGCCTGGGATGGATTCATCACCCAATCGAAATCCGCCAAGGAAGCCCTGATCGATTTCGCCCGGTCGACCATCTCCTGGCTCTCCCAGGTGATCCTTAAGCAGATGTTGATGAACGCCCTGCTGGGCGCAACAGGCACCAGCGGTGGCGGCCTGCTGGGGATGCTCGGTATGGCCACCACCGGCGCACCTGCACTGACCATGGCCGATGGTGGGTCCGTACCCGGCTGGAGCCCGACTCCCACCGCCGACAACATCTGGGCACGGCTGACGGCCCGTGAGTTCGTCCATCCGGTGGACGCGGTCGACTTCTACGGCCTGCCGTTCATGGAAATGGTCCGCCGCAAACTCTTCCCGCGCAACCTCGCCCGAGCGCTCGCCGGGGCCACCCTGCCGCGCATCCCCTCCGGCTATCGCCTGGCCCAGGGCGGGCAACCGGCGGCACCGCCAACTACCACGGTCAAGGCCGGCGACTTCAAGCTGGCGGTGGTCAACGTGAGGGATGAGAGCGAGATCCACCGCTACGTCAACTCAGCCGATTTTGACCGGGTCCTGATCAACAAGATCAACCGCAACGGCTCCACCATCAACACTGCCCTCGGAAGAAGGTGACACATGGCCTACACCAGCGGCACCGCCGCCAACTACAAAGAGTTGCTTTCTACCCTGGCCACTTTTGCCGCCGCCAACGGCTGGGCAATAATGGAACAAAGCGCGGACAAACTCTACCTGCGCGGCGAGGGGTCTGCCGGGGTTGACGAAATTTACTGCGGCATTTCTGCCTTTGAAAATACTGTTTCCGGCTACTACAACTGGGAGCTGTTCGGGGCTTGGACCTATCGGGCCGGTCGAGCGTTCAATGTAATGCCCAGATCGGCGAATGGGGTGTACGTCTATCTTTGGAACTCGCCAATCACCTATTGGATGGTGGCCACACCACGGCGCATTATCATGGTGGCCAAGATCGGGACCGTCTACCAAACAATGCACCTTGGCGGGATCGACCCCATCGGAACGGAAGCGCAATACCCCTATCCCTTGTTGATTGCTGGCTGCGGGTCAGTGTGGAATCAGAATTACTCGGTGACAGGCGACAATAACCGCTCATTTTGGTCCGATTCAACCGTCACTTGCGGCAAGCTCTCTACTCCTGGTGGATACTGGCAAAATGTAAATGCCAGTACCATCAAGGCGGTGAGTGCCAGTACGGAGCTGAGAGCGTCAATTCTTTCAGGCCTTGATGGCACCTACATGCTGGAACAGAAGTTTCTAACCGACAACAATCAATCGACCACATACGGAGCCATTGACGGCCTCTTTCTGGTGAGCGGCCACAATAATTCTTCTGAAAATATCGTCAGCTACGGTGGCATTAACTACATGGTGTTTCAGGATGTCTACCGGGTTGGCGTGGGCGACTACTGTGCATTGAGGATGAACTGATGGCGGTAACAATACAGCAATACTTGACCAGCATTGATGTGGTCGTCAACGCCTGTAAAACATTGGCGGAAGAAAACGGCTGGTCAATTGATCGGCATGACCTCAACACCCGGTTGCACTTGCACAAGGGCTTGCTGCATTTTGAGGTCTATAAATACAGTTCCACCCATCTTGCCCTGGTTGGATGCAGCGGGTATGACAGTGGCGCGTCAGCCACCGCCCAGCCAGGAGCATCAGCGGCAACTACCGGGTATATCCTTGATTATGCGGGACCATCAAATGAAGGCACAATGCCAATGTTTCGCCTGGTGGCATCTGGAACGTCGATCTATATTTTTCCTGGAGTTATTGATGGTTCCAATTATCCGGTAAACACAAGGGGCATGGCCTTTGGTGAGATCACCGAAAAGATCGGCAATTGGGCAGATGGGCAATTTGTTTGTGGTGCATATACTGGGTCAAGCGGAAATTCGTCTGATTTTTGGCTTTTTAGTGCGCACCCAGTATCGACCGACATCAGCTTCCTATTGAAAATCAACGGGAGTTGGGCGCCAAATACCTCCTATGGATATGCAGTTGGTAGATACAGTAGTTGCTCGGCGCTCAGATCGAAAATGCCCAACGTCTTCAATGCCGGTGTGCTCCCTGTACCGCTGCCGTTGTTTGTTAAGAATATTTCCAACGGGGCGCTCTTACACCCAATCGGATTCGCTCCTGGACTGCGATGTATTGAGGGCGGCGATGTTTATATGGATGGGGAGACCATCACTATTGGAGCTGACACTTACATCTTGGTGCAGGCACGGCAAGGAGCGGCGAATAAGTCTGCGTCCTATGCGATTAAGATATAAGGAGCGAATAAATGGGAGCCATATCGGTAGCCAATGGTCTTTTGACGACAGTCATTGATACAGAGCACGAACTTTCTCAGCAAACCGGAGTGGGCGTCTATGTGCTGAATGTGGACACCTCGCCCTTGCAGGCCGGCGATACCATGGAAATTCGCATCTCCACGCGGTGCCGAGCAACAGATACCATGCAGCTGGCCTATGTGGACACCTTCTCCGGGGCGCAAGCTGTGCCGAATTGGTATTCGATTCCAATCCCCATAGTCTCTGGCGGCATGATCATGTGTTACATCGAGCAGACTGCTGGCGTATCGCGTTTCATTCCCTGGAACCTGATTCGGGCGTAAATCATGTCTGAAGCCAGAAAGCGGGGGCTACTCCTCACCCAGCAAATTATCTATGCAGAGTTGCGACCGTATGAATGGGTCGATCTGCAACCAAAAAGCACCAACATTGACCAATGGGGGAATGCTGTATTCTGGCAAGCAAACGTCCCATACAACCATGATATGACCTTTAACGTAGCCGGACCCATGACCAACACCCAGCCAATTGACGTGGCGACCTGGGCGCCGCCTTGCACCGTACACCCGAGCGGCATGGAGTATTGGCACCAATGTCTTGACCTGTTTCTGAGGCTGCAATGAGCCCATACGCGCATGTCAACACACCAACCGTTGTTCAGCTTGCCGGGCTGCGTCCGGCTGCAACCGACAACTCCATGCAGATGTTTTGCAAGGATCAAACCCCAGTAAAAAATGTGGGGTACGTTACCAAAGATCGAAAAGTCAGGCTGTGTTTGTGGAATGGCACCGGCACCGACGTAACCTTGACCAAGGTGACAATCGATACGGACGCGGACGGGATCGGAACCAGCGCCACGCCGCCTGACGTTATTCTTGCCGGAACAAGTCTCGCGATCGACGTTACGGTGACCATTGATGGGCCGATAAAATTTACGGCGGTGCTGGATTTCGTCTCGGCATGTATTGCCGGAAAAGATTTAACCCTTGTCGGCACCAGGGCACCACACCTCTCCGGCGACGTGGGCTATCTGGTGATGGGTCACAACTGGGAAAATGGCTTGGATGAATCGCTGACCTGGAAGACCGACGTGTTGATCGCCCATGACCGCACCGAACAGCGCATCCAGTTGCGCACCTTGCCAAGGAGAGCATGGGAGTTTCGGTATCTACTTTCCGGTGCTGATCGGCGCAAGTTTGAAACCTGGATTGGCCTGCGCAAAACCAGATACCTGTTCTCCCCGGTGTGGCGGGATGAGGGGAGAACTACCGGCCCCATTACCGCCGGGGATTCGATGGTGCCGGTTGACACGGAATACCTCGATTTTGCCGTTGGCCGATGGGTGGCAGTCTATGACTACTGGAACCATTTGGAGATTCGCTCCGTTACCGGCATTACCCCTGGATATGTGACTGTTGACGCCCCGTTTGCTGAAGATTGGCCCTCGGGCGTTCCCGTGGCCCCTTGCCGCTACGGTGTTTGCCTTGAGCAGCGGCGAGTTACCCGGTTCACCGAGGAAGTGGGAGACTACCGTATCAGGTTCGAGGCGCTCAATGAAAGCGCCATGCCAGCCATGGACAGCCCAGAGCTGTACCGTACCTTGCCGTTCTGTCCGGCCATTCCCTCTTGGGTCGATCCGGAGGAGAGCTGGGACAACAAATGGGTGCGGCTCGACAACGACACCGGTCTGATCGAGTACGATATTCAGAGCATTGAGCCGGTGCTGCGCCGGGAGGTAAAGTTCCTCCTTATTGGCCGTCCGGCCATCGACCAGATGCTGCGATTTTTGTTCTACTGTGCCGGACGGTTGGCGCCGTTCTGGATCGCGGCCAATGATCGGGGCTTTGAGCTGGCGGTACCCGCAGAGGCTGACGCCGTTACCCTGATTATCGAGCCTATTGATTACGAATTTGCTCTCTCGGGCAGTCCGGCCCGCTCCCATATTGAGCTAAAGACCACGGATGGCGCTGTGATCCGTCGGATGATTACCGCTGTGGAAACCCTGCCCAGCGGTTTTGAACAGTTGACCCTGGACAGCGCCCTGCCGGTGGCCATTTCCGCAGCGGGCTTGAACCGCTGCGCCTGGCTTGAGTTGTGCCGCCTGGACAGTGATGCTCTTGATCTCCATTGGGTTACCGCCGATTGTGTTGAACTCACTCTACCGTTGGTGGTCTTGCCATGAGTTATACCGAACGCGAACAATCTGCCTTTGCCGGGCACCCGCTGGAGCTCTACCGCTTTTCTTTGGGAGGCGAGCTATGGCTGTTCACCAGCGCCGACCATGAGGTGGCCTATGGTGAGGATCTATACCAACCGGTCTACGTCAAAAGAGGCGGCTTCACTCGGGGCGGCGACACCCGCAAGTCAACCATTGAGATTGAAGTATCCGCATCCAATCCGGTGGCTCTGCTGTTTCGCACCGGCTGGATTACCACCACGATGATTGTGACCATTTTCCGCCACCACTATGAGGACGCCGATTTCTCGGTCTTGTGGAAGGGTCGGGTGACAGGCTGCCGCTGGACCGGATCAGTGGCCGCCCTCTCCTCGGACTCGGCATTCACCCTCTTCCGCCGGGCCGGGTTACGCCGTGTCTATCAGATCGGCTGTCCGCATGTGCTGTTCGGAGCAGCCTGCGGCCTCAACCAAGCGGCTTGGGCCTTTGGTTCAACGGCGGCAACTGTGGTCGGCAATCAGTTGACAGTGACTGGAGCCGGTGCCTATCCGGCAGGTTACTTCACCGGCGGCATGCTCCAGGCAGGCAGCGACTATCGGATGATTACCGCCCATTCCGGCACCGTAATAGCCCTGGTGGATGTCATTGTCGGAATGGCAGCCGGGACGCCGGTAACCCTGTGGCCGGGCTGTCCGCGCAACATAAGCACCTGCGCCAGCCGGTTTAACAATGTGGTCAACTTTGGCGGCCTGCCGTATCTACCGTCACGCAATCCTTTCAGCGGCGACGCTTTAATTTGAGGTGCTGAAATGTGGCAATTAGTGATTTGGATTGGCTTGCAGATTGTTTCCTACCTGCTGACCCCAAAATCATCCACGCAAAGCAGCGTTACGCCAGGCGAGGTGGAAGCAACGACTGTCGATTCTTCCGGCCCAGTGCCGGTGCTATTTGGCACCCGACTGATTGCAACGCCCAATTGCGTCTGGTACGGCGACATCGGCACCACACCCATTATCACCTGTAGCGGCGGCAAGAAATAATGCGCCGGGTCTATTTTTGGCACTTGAAGGCCTTGGGCTACTGCAACCGGCAGATGCGGGTGTGGTGCAAGGCCCATGGCCTCTCCTGGCGTGGCTTGATCAACGACGGCATTGACGCCGACTATTTGCTCAGTATTGACGATTCGGCCATGGCCCATGCGGCGGTTGACTTTGCCGAGTCGACCGGCTGGGCAGCGGAGCCCGTCGTTTCCAGCTCTGATATCAAGGGGAGGTGTGTCTGATGGGTGGTGGCGGCGGCAAAAGCGAGCAATGCTACACCACCGGCTACCGCTATTATGCGGGCCTGCACCTGGTGTTCTGCCACGCCATGGATGCGCTGCTTGGCATCAAGGTCGGCGATAAGTGGGCCTGGAGCGGGGTGGTGGGGTCGAATGCGGCCATCGGCATCAATCAGCCCGACCTGCATGGCGGCGAGGGCCGCGAGGGCGGCATTGTCGGCACCGGGGATGCCTGTTT